TTTCTACTATTCAGACGGCACCAAGCATTCACGCGGCAAAATAAAAGGTGCTGAGGGAGAATGGAAAGACCGCTCCCGCAAGCACCGTTATGTTATGATGTTTGATAAAAAACTAGAGTTACTCTGGTGAAGTATTTCTGGTGTTCTCAGTAGCAGCAATTCTCTTATTAACGTATTGAGAAGATTTTTCATACTTCATAATCTTTCTCATATCATTCAGATACTGCTGCAAGTATTCTGGTTTTAAGACAAAGATTTGTCTCTTCTCATCGTTTAGTCTAACTTCGTATTCGTAGTTAGTAACACCGCCAACTGGGTTCAAGTTTGCGGTTGGTGTATTTGGGTCTGGAATGGAAAAGTTTGAATCAACAACTTTACCTTTGGGAAGAATAAGTCTTCCAGAAGAATCTTTTACTTCAGTTGTTTCATAAAATCTAATAGCATTCAGGTCACTACCGTATTTGTTCTCGGCATATCTATAAAGTTCAAAGTCTGAAAGTGGCCATTGGTCTCTGACGTTGATGATACCAGCAGTCAGTAAAACAACCCAGTCATAAGACACATCACCATAGAGTTTGTTAGCAACTGTCTCTGGTCTTTCACCCTGACGAACTTGATACTTGTTAAACAGGGTAAAAACATTCTGTAAGTCATCACGAAGTTTGACCCTTCTGAAAAGGTTCTTGACTCTTACATATTCTGTTGAAGAAGTTCTATCTTTGAATGGAGACTGATAGAATAAGTCTGGTAGTTCTCTGAAATAAGACATTAGTAACCTACTCCTCCTACCATACTATCTGGTCCTGGTGGTCCGATAAAGTTTGGATCAATATCATAATCTTCAGCGTAAATTGGATTGAGTTCTTTAAATGCTAAACTCATTTGTAGATGAGTGGGCATTCCATCGTAGAATGTTGAATAAGTGTTAGAACCTGTGTAGTTCATCTGCATATCAACAAGTGCCATTGGTTTGAATGAGTTGAGGAATGGATGAAGGTTATTTCCTTTCATGTATGTTAGTTTAAACAAATCGGGAGAAGAGATAAACACTCCTTTGGTATTATCTCCTTTTTGATTTTTTTTAGCACTCATGCTTTTTTTCAAAGTTCTGATAATCATAATAACTTGATCTGCTTCTACTCTATTTCTTGGGAAAAAGTCGAAATTAAACTGGAAGTTTCTTAAACCAACACCATCAAACAGCAGTTCTAGGTTTGGGTTGAATATCTGACCCGTTGCCCTTGAGATTAGTTGGTTAGCACTTACGTTTCCACCCAAAGTACCAATAGCGGTTGCTGATAAAGCGTTTTGTATTGCTCTCCTTGCCTGTTCACTTTGTATTCCAGTTCCTAGTTGTTGTAATGCTTTCAAAGCACCTTCCAATGCTTTTTGAGGGTTATCTTGAAACTTATTAGCAAAAGATATACCAAATGCTTCCGCTGGATTTAGCCTTCCTTCGCCCCAACTAATTTGGGTAGTATCACTTATTTGTTCTGGTATTGGTAGATGTATTGTATGTTTTATTTTCTTCTTAGAAAAAGCATTTTGGTTTGTCCTATCTGATATAGTAGGTAAAGCAAAATTAGCGTTATCTTTTATCAGAGATCCATCAAAGTCTCCAAGTTTCTTATTTTTGTCTTTTGGGTCAGTTAATAATTCGGCGTTTTCATTAAACAAACCACTAAGATCGAAACTGGGAGCTTCAAATTCAAGTATTTGTATTTTTAAATAATCAGAGTCATTATTAAGTCTAGCGTATGGATACCTCAAACTCTTATCTTTCGCTGGAGGTGATTTCTCCTTTTCTCCAGGTTGTGTAGTGTTGGTTGATGTATCAGCCATTTATCGTTTTTAGTTATTTAGACGGAAGTTGGCAAAAGGTATCATTTGTAAGTCTTTCACTTCTGATGGGTAGACTTCATACAACCCACCAGCAACTTCATTCCAAGTATATTGTCTAGTCTCACCCCAATGGAAGTTCAGACCACGAAAACCCCATTGGAATACATCAGTAACAGCAACAAAGGGGTTTTGATCATAGTTTAATGATGCTGTCTTAGCATTATAAACAAAGACATAGAACTTACCCGCTTCAGGTATCTTAGGTCCTTCATCTAGAACTGCTAAGAGTTCTACCATAATATCATCAGGGTCTTTTACACCAATAATACTATCACTTATCCCACGGACTCGGTTTACATTTGTATCTGTGTCTGTGGGTCTTTTTGCCATTACTTGATACCTAGTTCTCTTTCGGTAAAGACTCTGAACTCATAACCTCTATCAAGACACCATTCTTTTGCTGCTTCCCACTTTGCCTGGTTTCTAGCATACTCATATGCCTCACGCAAGTAACCTTTAGTTTGTCTTTTTGGTTTTGCTGGAGGAGCAGTTTGACGCAGTGGTTTGATTTCAATAATGTATTTTTTAATTTTCCCAGAAGACTCTTGCACTTTAATGTAAAAGTCTGGGAAGTATCTATGTGGTCTATTGTCTATAGGAGACTTATACCACACATACATTTCTTCACTTCCCCATTCCAAAATACTTTCAGTTATATCACAATATCTCATAAACTTACGCTCCCAGAGAGAGCGGTAAATGATATTACTTGAATCACCTTTGTATTTTTTTGGATTAGAAGGTTGATATTTACCTTTATATGCCATCTAAATACTTAATAATGTAAGACTCGTATAAGGTATTTAGAGTGGCAGCACCTAGACCAAGAAGGATATCAGATTTCAAACCAGCACTAACTAACTTAGCGCAAACTTCACATTACCAAGTTATCTTTGGTGGTCTTCCACTACCTTTGAGGCAGCACTTGAATGTTCGTGGAGTTGGATATAGGTTTATCACAGAAACATCAGGACTTCTTTGTTACTCTGCTTCCTTACCTGGAAGTTCCCTTGCTACTGCGAATATTAAAGGGAACTTTATGGGAGTCGTTGAGAATATGGCTCACACAAGACTATTCACAGAGATAGGTCTTGAGTTCTATGTTGATAATGAGTACAGAACTTTAAAGTTCTTGGAACACTGGATGGAATTCATTGCCAATGGTTCTGCTCATAGAAAAGCATCTGATGACTATTACTTCAGAATGGAGTATCCATCAGACTACAAATCAAACCAAACAAAGATCATCAAGTTCGATAGAGACTATGGTGAAAATATCGAATATACTTTCTGGGGTTTATTCCCAAGAGACTTATCCTCAACAATTGTTAAGTATGATAGATCTGAGATATTGAAAGCATCTGTTCGCTTTAGTTATGACAGATATATCTGTGGTAAGAATGATAGTTACTCTATTCATAGAGGAACTGATAATAATAAAACCGATGATAAAGGTTCTTCATCTGATGGTCCTTCATCCAATGGACAAAGATATGTTCCAGTTTCTGGTGGTGCCGCTGGCGAAGCAGGTGTGAGATTCATTCCTCAAGGTATGGGTCTAGCGGAAGCACTTAACAAAGGTTTAGTCTATGATAGCCCTTACGGACCTAGATAAATATTCCTAACTGAACTTTTTGGGTTGTTATGCCTTTACCAAAGATCTCTACGCCAACTTATGAGTTGGAACTACCTTCGAGTGGAAAGAAAATCAAATATCGTCCCTTTCTTGTAAGAGAAGAAAAAATCCTTATCATCGCTATGGAAAGTGAAGATGATAAGCAAATTACAAACGCTGTTAAGGAAGTTATCTCCAACTGCATCTTAAGCAGAGGAGTTAAGATTGAACAGTTATCTACATTTGATATTGAGTATCTCTTCCTCAATATTAGAGGTAAGTCTGTCGGTGAGGAAGTAGAAGTTCTTATCACCTGTCCAGATGATGGAGTCACTCAAGTTCCAGTAGCAATCAACTTGGATGATATTAAAGTTCAAACTGGTGAGGGTCATAGCAAAGATATTACACTTGACTCTGATTTGATTTTGAGAATGAAGTATCCATCAATGGAAGAGTTTGTCAAGAATAACTTCAGCACAGAAGAACTCAATCTTGATGGAACTTTTGATCTCATTTCTTCATGTATTGAACAAGTTTATTCTGAAGAAGAGTCATGGTCTGCTTCTGATTGTACTAAGAAAGAACTTAGAGAGTTTCTTGAGCAGTTGAGTTCAAAACAGTTCAAAGAGATTGAAACTTTCTTTGAGACGATGCCCAAATTAACTCATACTATTAAGGTTACTAATCCCAATACTAAAGTTGAGAATGATATTGTCTTAGAGGGACTAAACGCTTTTTTCGTATAGGTATGGCTCATGAGGATCTTGAGTCATACTATAAGATAAATTTTTCCTTGATGCAGCATCATAAATACTCATTGACAGAACTTGAAAATATGATACCTTGGGAGAGAGAAGTTTATCTTACTTTCCTAAAACAATACATTGAGGAAGAGAATTTAAAACAACAACAAGCTGAACTAAATGGCTGAGTTTTCATCGCCAATCGCAGGTGGATTAAGAATTAGAAGAACTAAAGTTTCTTCTTTCTCATTTCTAAATCGCTCCCAGAACCAACAGGTTGGGGTAGATTATGGAACTACACTTGCTCTGCAGCAAAATAGTATTGCCTTTAATAATATTAACTCTTCTCTTGTTAATATTAGTGCTCAAGTCAATGCTTTGAGTGCTTCATTAGATGGTATTGCTCAAAGAGTAAGAGAAGACTCAGCACTAGACCAGGCAAGAGAGGCACAGAAAGTAAGACAGGAACAAATATTAGCAGAGCAGAAACTGAGAGAAGGTAAGGAAAGCGTCGTCGAACGCAAAATGCAGTCTGCTCTTCTCAGACCTGTTAGAAAGATTGGTAACAAGGCACGCTTTACATTAGGTAGACTAGCAAACTTCTTTATGATTCTCCTGGGAGGTTTCCTAGGAAATATGGCTCTATCTACTATCAGTGCCTTAATATCTGGTGATAAAGAAAAACTAGAAGAACTGAAAGAGAAGTTCTTAAAGAATATTGGTGTTGTAACTGGTATATTCTTATTATTCAGTGGTGGTCTAACCACTATACTTGGATATCTTACTAGACTTGGTGCTAGACTTGGTAGTGCTGTCTTTAGAAACCTGTTGATAAGACCAGTTAATGCTCTGATAAATCTTGTAAAGGAAGGCGTAAAGGGGATAGCAAGAGGTCTTGGTCTGAAACTAAAAAAACCTCCATCAAAAACACCACCACCAAAACCAACAAGACCTGCAAAACCACCTTCAGGTGCTCCTAAGGGAGGAAAATCTGGTGGTGGAAAAGGAACTGCTACTAGTGGAAGACCTAGTTCATCAGGCACTTTTAGATCAACCAGTGGTATAACATTTCTTACCGAATTCCTTTTTGGTTCAACTGTTGGTGAATCTGGTGCTTCTGCACTTGGTGCTGGTGCTGGTGCTAAAACGGCACAAGTTTTGAGTAATGTACTTTTGGGTCCTAGACTAGGAGCTATAAAAACAGCTATTACATTAATTGCTGGTTTTACTAGTTCTCAAGCATTTAAGCAGTTATATCAACAGTCTGATCTTAACAAAAATCCAGCACTAGGAACTAGTATTGATATTTTTGGTGCTTTTACTGGCGATCCTATTATCAAGACTCCAGAAATAAAATCATCAAACAATGGTCAAGAAGTTTCTTCTCTGAAAGAATCTGATACTGGTGGTAATGTGACTGTTATTACTAATGAATCAACTGCTAGTGCTGGTAATGTTCAGAAAAACAAAGACTTAGGTTCTGCTAACTATCTACCAAGCGTCCCTACTGCTCTTGCTGATAACTTCTTTGCGACCCATTCTCAACTTGTATACAACACAGGGTGGGCATAAGTAAATGGCATATCGTTCTTCCATTAACCTAAAGAATATCAATAAGTCTCTATCTGGACTCAACACAAGTCTTCTCAGAGCAAGAGAGTCTGCTAGAACCGTTAGAACCACGATAACACAGTCTACTAGAGATAAGAGGAAGTCTTTCTCAGCAAGTATAGCAGCATTTAAAAGAAGAAGAGAGGCAGCAAGAAGAAGAGAAAGAGAGGATATTGTAGAAGCATCTTCTGTTAAAGGTGCAATATCAAGGTCTTCTAGTGCTGTTGTGAATAGTACAAGAGGTTTCTTAGGGAGAATACTTGACTTCTTAGGAACGATATTGGTTGGTTGGGCATTGACTAACCTACCTGCCATTATTAAAATGGCACAAGACCTCATTGAGAGGATGCAGACGTATTTTGGTTTTCTCAATAACTTTAGAGTTGGTCTTCAGAACTTTTTAATAAGTTTTGGAGATATGGTTGGTGAAGTCACTGCTGGTCTCAGTAGGTTTGATTTCCTTGCTATCAGGAGAGCAGCAGACAGAGGTATGAAGAGAATGGGTGATGCCTTTGTTCAGATGAACAACTCCCTAGACTCTGTAGTTAGAATGTTGAAGCAGGATATTAATAAGTTGATTGGTTTAGATATATTTGATATACCTAAACCAGATGATAGTGGAGATGATGGAGGTGGTGGAGCAGATCCTGGAGGAGGTTCAGCACAACTTCCAGATCCAAAGTCAGCAGAAATGTATCGTATTGCTGCAGCAATTACTACAGAAGGTAATAGTGACCAAGGATACGCCGATATATTGCAGGTAGTTGCTAATAGAGTTGCACATCCTGGATATGGAAGTAGTTATACTGAGGTTCTTGCTGCTGGTACTCCCCAAAATCCACAATTTGCTGGAGTATGGGCAAGACCAGGAGGACCAAATGGTCTTAGAAGTATACAGACACTTGAACAAGCATCTAAATGGTCTGGTCAAAGTGAAAGTGCTCTATTGGAAGTTATTAGACTATTATCGGATCCAACAAGACAAGCAAGTGCAGCAAAATTTGTCGGTGGTGCTTTAGAGTTTAGAGCAGCTCCTGGATATTATTTGGAAAATGGTTTGGTTCCTGGAGAAATGGGATCTGACGGAAGATTTTATGGATCTTCTTGGCGTGGTACAAGTTCCGATAACCAATTTTTAAAAGATCCATCCAAAGATCCAATGCTTAGTGGTCCAGCACCATTTAACTTACCAAAACCACAACCACAAACACCACCAACAGCAAAAACACCAAAAGAAGATCAGAATATTAATTTCTCTGAAGAAGAGAAAGAAAAAATACGCAGGGCAAATCCAGAAATGGATCCTAAGGAACTTGAGAAATTTTTACAAAGTAGTAGTAAAAGAGATTATATTAATAATCTTGCTATGGCGCTGAAGAATGGTAGAATGAGACCAAAGACTAATACTCTTATCTTTAACAATACTGTAAAACAAACAGAGTACGTTGCTGAAGAGTCTGGCGGTGGAAATACAATTCTTATTTCTGGTGGGTTAAATAGTAGTGATAGAAGAAATATTTACCTTGCTAGTGTGTAAATGGCATCAATAGACGCATCAATATACGAAGAACTAACTATATTCTCCGCAGATGGTGAAAGATCTGTTGATCTAATAGGACGGGCAGTTACTGTTAGATACTTTGAAGACTTATTTTCACCAACTATTACTGCACAAATTACTGTAACTAGCACTGGTGGGGCAATAAGAACCAAAGATGGTTCATTGCAGTCAATATATAGTGGTCTTCCACTCAGAGGTGGAGAATTAGTTAGAATAAAAATTGCTGGTAACAGTAACACTAACAAGAATGGAATTGACTTGACTGATGAACCATTATACGTCTCTAAGATTTCTTCTGTTATTAGAGAAGGTCAAAGAGAGTCTTTTGTTCTAAATTTAGTATCAAGAGAAGCAATTGCTAACGAAACTTCTAGGGTATATAAAAAGTTTCCTAGTGGAGCACCAATAAACAGTCACGTTGAAACCATCATAAAAGAAACTCTAAGTTCAGACAAAGAGGTAGTGTCTGATACTGTAAGTAATCAATATGGTTTTATAGGAAATTTGAAAAGACCATTTGATGTAATAACAATGTTAGCATCAAAGTCTATACCAGATAGCGGTATAGCAGGTTATTTTTTCTATGAAACTATCAATGGATATAACTTTAGGTCTGTTGATAAGTTAATTGTAGATGGTAAAGCAGCACCAAAGGCACAATACTATCATCAAGAAGACCAAGACTATAAAAAGTCAACTGATGATAGAATATTGTCTTACTCCGTCACGAGAAACAATGACTTGTTAGAGAAACTTAGACTTGGAGCATATGCCTCATTTTTTGCCCAATACAATCCAAATACTGCTAGATTTACCAAAGTTCAGGATGGAAAGTTTTCTATAGAAGACTTTGCCGATAAAGCTAATTTTCTTGGTGATCCGCCAGAGTTACCGCAGGTAATTGGTGGTGGATTTGAAAATATTCCTAGCAGAATTGTATCATCAATTATTGATGTTGGTGTAATGGAAAAGGGAGTAAACAAGACACCAGTGAATGATGCTTCTGAAGGAAAAGATTATCAAAGAACTTCCATGTTTAGGTATCAGTATCTTTTTATGCAGACACTAAACATGACTGTTCCACTTAATTTAACCTTACAAGCTGGCGATGTTATCAAATGCAATTTCTTAAAAATATCCCAAAATAGTAATGAATTTGACCGTGAGAATAGTGGTCTATATATGATAAAAGAACTCTGCCACCACTTTGATGGGACACAATCCCTCACATCAATGAAGCTGCTTAGAGATACATTCGGAGACTAATGGAAAACCTTTCACTTAAAACTAATTTTTTAGGCAGGGATGGTTTCGTCTGGTGGATAGGACAAATCCCTCCAGTTGAATCCTGGTATCAGCAAGCAACTGGTCCTGGTTGGGGTATTAGATATAAAGTTCGCATTATGGGGTATCACCCATATACAGAAGCAGAGTTAAGTAATGAAGACTTGCCCTGGGCACATGTGATGCTACCACCAGGTCATGGAACTGGTTCAGCAAATACCTTCAAGAGTATTCGATTTAACCCTGGTGATACTGTAATAGGGTTCTTCCTTGATGGTTCGGATGGTCAACATCCAGTCATTATGGGTGCTTTCGCCAACTCTATTGATTCTATAAAGGATGGTGAGAAACTACCATTCGCTCCATTCTCAGGATATAATGAGTATATTAAAAGACCAGCAAAAGGTTCATTACAAGCGAGTGAGTCTGGAGATCAGAATGCTGCTACGCAACAATCCTCTAGGGGTGTAAGTCCTGCTGATGCGGCAAGGGTAGACTCAAACAATCCAGCGGCAAAGAGAACTTCTGATGGAAAGATCGTAGGATTACCATGCGGTACAGAGGGTGAGGATAGTAAAGGTAATAAAGGAACTATTAACAAAATTAAAAATGCTATTGAGGGATTTGTTCAGTTCCTCCAAGACCTCAAAGCGCAGTTTGATGAAGGTATTGAATACTATAGAGATGAAATAAATAGAGAGATTGATTCTAGAGCAGAACAGATAACCACTGCTGCAAAGAAAATGATCAGTGGGATGTCTAATAGTTTCTTCAAAAAACTTATACCAATTTTACAAAAGGGTCTCGATCTTCTATATGCAAAAATATATGCAATCGTTCTAGCAGCAACTGGTAGCCCAGCGGCAGCACACCTTGCTGGAGTAGCAGCACAGACAGCAATGATTGCACCAGTAAAGTTCTTGCAAGATCAAATACCATGTCTTGTGAACCAGATTATAGACAAAGTATTTGGACTAGTAAAGGATATTTTAAAGTCTGTTGCTAATAATGTCCTCAACTTTGTCGATTGTGTTGGCGATCAAACAGTAGGTGCAATTGTTAATGGGGTTATAGGTCTAGTTGATAATGCATTGATGCCTGCAATAAATGGCATTGCCAAAATTCTACAGTTCTTCGAAGACTTTAGTGTTGAAGGTTTATTGAGAAATGGTATTGATGCTCTTCTTGGTCTTGTTGGACTTAAAACATGCAATAAAAAGGATGAGAAGGATAAGTATGGTGCCTGTAAGTATAAACTTGGTTATGGACCAATATTCCAAGATGACCTAGACTTGAAAGGTATTATTGATAATGCTAACACTGCAAAAGCAATATCCGAATCTGCTAAGGTTGCTGGTTTCCCACTAGATGGTGTTCAAGATGTTGTTGGTGCATTTGATTTCATAACAGGAACAGTGAAGGATCCAAACTTTATTGGAGACCTTGGTTCTTGTTATACTGGACCGCCTGTTTTATGTGGACCACCTAAGATTAATATTTTTGGTGGAGGTGGAACTGGAGCAAGTGCTGTTCCTATTCTTGGTGGTATTGTTGGTGAAGACAAATATAAGACAGGAAGTGTTATTAGTGTGAAGTTAACAAATCCTGGAAGTGGATATACATTCCCACCATTTGTGGAAGTTGTGGATAACTGTAACCAGGGTTATGGTGCTGTTGCTAGAGCTATTATCAAGGATGGGCAAGTGGATACAATTTATGTTGTTTCTGAAGGTGAAAACTATCCAGTTGATGAGCAAATACCATATATTGTTGAGAGTGTCTCTGTGATTAATCCAGGACAAGACTTTGAAGATGGTGATACTGCAGTAGATGACCAAGGAAACGAGTATGATGTAGTTGTCCAGTCTGGCGCTATCATCAAAGTGACCCCAATAAATAGTAAAGACGTAACTAATATTCCTGTACTTGAGGTTATTTCCAAGAATGGTTCTGGAGCAATTCTTGCTGCTAACCTAGGAGAAAGACCACCATTTGATGGAGAAGTTAAGCAAGTTATTGATTGTATTACCTAAATGGCAAACCAGCGAGAAAATCAAAACTGGTACTTGAGAGAGGTTCACTCTTACAACCCAAAAGTTAGGGTTGATATTTGCAATCCATCTTTCGGGTATCTGGGTGCTTCCAATTATTTTTTATACACAGTATCTGATAAGCAACTAAAAAGTTCTCTTGACTTTACCAATTGCGGAAAAACATTACTCAATTCTGATGATTCTATTGAGATATGTGCTGGAGAGCGTTCTGGTGATAAAAGTGAAAACATTTTTGTTCATGCTAGACGTGGCAATATATGCTTAACAGCAGACAGAAATGGAAATGTTCGTGTATCAGGCGCAAATGTAATAATTGAGTCTAATTCTGATATTGAATATGTGGCTGGTGGTGACTTTATTGTTGATGCTGATAATGTAAGACTGCAAGGAAATAGTTTTAATAGTGATGGATTAACAGGAAATTTGGTTCCCTTTAATCAACAATTCCTAACTCAGGTATTTGCAAAATCTTTTGTTGGTGGTGACTTAATAGCAAAAGCACTCGGATTATTTGTAGGATAAGATGGCAGAAAACATCCGTGTAACAGGACAAGAGTCACATTTTAATGAAGACGCTAAGTTCTTCAAAGACGTATACATATACGGCAATCTTTACTATGACTTTGAAGGTTTAGGTGATAATCTAGTTGTAGATGACCTAACAGTAAATGGTCTGGCGGATATAAGTCGATTAAGTGTAGAAGACTTATACGTCAGTGGTCTATCAACTTTTTATAATAGTATTACAACTGGAATAGCAACATTTCAAAATAATGTAGTAATTGAAGGAGTTCTTGATGTTGATACTATTGATGTAGAGATTGCTACAGTCAGGGAGCGTTTTGAAGTTAAAAACGCCGATGGGACACAATATGTAACAGCGTATGGTACTGGAGAACTTGCTGGTAGAGTAGGTATTGGAAGTGACCGACCAGAACAATTACTTGACGTTAGTGGATCTGTAAAAATATCGCAGAATATTTTTGACTCGGTAAATTATTCTGGCGGAAATAGTGGTTATTATCTATCCAGAGATGCTAATGGTATTAGGTGGGTATTTGTTCCACCAGAAGCTTTATCCGAAGGTTTCTTTGTACAAAATGAGGGTGTTCAGGTTGGCGTAGGAAGTTTTACAACTTTAAACCTGATTGGTACTGGTAGTGGTGGAGACCTTGTAAATGCTACTGTTAATAGTGGTGATAATAGAATAGTAGATATATCTATTGTTGATCATTGGACCAAGAATGGTTCTGGTATTCATACAACAGTTAATGTTGGTATTAATGTAGTTTCTCCACAACATCCACTTGATGTTAATGGTATTGCCTTATTCCGTGATGAACTGAGAGTTTCTGGTGTTTCTACATTTTCTGAAGCAGTCATAATATCTGCACCACTTAGAGTCCATGCAAATGATATTGTTGGTACAGCACTAACCGCAGTCTACGCTCATAATGCTGGTATTGCTACTTTCGCAAGACAATCTGGTTTTGCTACCGCATCTGGTATTGCTACGTTTGCACAGATTTCTGGTATTGCTACTTTCGCAAGACAAGCAGGTTTCGCTACCGCATCTGGTATTGCTACGTTTGCCCAGATTTCTGGTATTGCAACTTTCGCCAGACAGTCTGGGTTTGCTACAGTATCTGGTATCTCCACATTCTCCAGACTAACTGGTATTGCAACTTTCGCCAGACAGTCTGGATTTGCTACAGTAGCAGGCATCGCTACTTTTGCCAACCAGGCAGGGTTCTCTACTGCTGCTGGTATTGCTACATTTGCAAAACAGTCTGGTTTCTCTACATCAGCAGGCATTGCTACTTTTTCCAACCAGGCAGGGTTCGCCACTGTTTCTGGTTTTGCTACCAATGCTGCTAGAGCGGGTATTGCAACTTTCATTGAGACAGTACAAACTTTAACGAACCAGGACTTCTTTATTCCATTTGTTGAAAACTCAACTAGCCAAGAAGATGAAACCTTAAGAGTTAATAGTGGTATCAGGTATAATGCCGCCACAAATAAAGTCACTGTTGGTGGTGGTCTGACTGTTGGTGGTGCTTTGACTGCCCACAGCAATTTAAAAGTTGAAGGTACTAGCGTATTTGATAGTTCTATAGAACTTAACTCCACTCTTATTGATATTAATGGAAGTGTAGCAACTGGTAAGACTGACTATAGACTTGCTTCTGTTGGTACTGGAGTATCTTGGAGACCTGCTGGTGTTGAAACAAAGAACATTCTTTATGTTACCAAAGACGGTAATGACAATAACTCTGGTCTCTTAGAAGGTGATGCTAAGGCAACCATTGGTGGTGCGGCTGCTGTTGCCCTTGATGGAGATACCATTTATGTAAGACCAGGTACATACTTTGAAGATAACCCCATTGGTCTTAGAACTGATGTTTCTATCTCTGGTCAAGATCTGAGACTTGTAACTGTTGTTCCCAACAACCCCACTGAAGACTTGTTCCATGTTAGACGTGGTTGTCTGATCGAGAATATGAACTTTGCGGGCAATAATGTCAATACTTCATATACTGGAGCGATGGTTGCTTTCCCACCATTGTCTGCTAATCAGAACAGTGGATATGTAGCAGCAGGACCAGTAAATGAAGGTCCAAGTGGAAGATGGAGATCTCCATATGTTCGCAACTGCACAAACTTTGCTACTGATAGTATTGGTCTCAAAGTTGATGGAGACTTAGCAAATGCGGCTTACACTGGAACCAACAACCTTGGTCAGGACCTTAAGAGTATGGTCGTTGACTCTTATACACAATACAATCAAAATGGTATTGGTGTTTCTATTACCAATAAAGGATATGCTCAGTTGGTTTCCATCTTTACCATTAACTCCAAATTTGCTATCTTTACTTCTGATGGTGGGCAGTGTGACCTAACAAACTCCAACTCATCATTTGGTATCTACGGTCTTTATGCTGATGGTACTAGTGGTGATGAATTTACGGGTATT